GAGCTTTCGAGACACGTCAAGAGGTTGTGTAGCATTCAAAATCAACCAATATTTGTGTGCGTTGAGTAAGTAGTATTGTGACTGTTTAGCTTTAAGAGCTTGACAACGCCATTTTTCGAAGTCAAAGCTCGATTTATAACGACTGCTGCCCATCGCGCACTCAGATTGGCGTATGTCAATTTGTAAATCGATGTCTGTGATTGTGTAGCCGATCGCTGAAATTTTTGCCTCACAGTCTTTAACAGAAGTAGGAGGCTCGTTGTCCGAGTAAATCCAAGGCGGCAGGTTTGGAATAATGTATTTTTCTTCCCAAAGAGAAGGTTTATGCGGCCTTACTTCCGAAGTGGAATGATTCGAGAATGTCCTCGATGTACCTGTTGAAATTCCCATTGATGCAATAAAGCGTGTGGTGTTCAAATCGGGTTCTGGTAACAAGATCGAGCTTTCTAAGTTTTTTAAGCTGCTCGCGAGTAGTCGCCTGAGACTGACCCAAAGCCTCAGATAATTCGTTTACATCAGTCGGTTGAAGGGACTGTAACTCATAAATTAAAAAACGCAGCTTTTGGATTTGGTTATATCTCTTTTTATTCTTCGAATTGATCTCTCTGACAGCTCTATAGAGAGCTTCTCGTGCAAAAGCTGCTTGATGGTTCCGGGGGATATCTTTTGTCTGATAAGAGCTTCCACCGTTTGGCGAGCTGCCAAGGGAAGTGTTGTGTCCTTTGTTGTTAGGCATAGGTGGTAAGGGTTGATACACTTTGAATTACAGCACTTAGAACGCACACAGTGCTCTGGTTTAACCTCTTTTCTCCAGAATTGAGTGAAGATAAACCTCCTTGTGCGTTGGTATTGGGCGTCGTTAGGTCCTTTGTACAGACCTCCGTCGTCCGGAAACTCCAGGCAAGCCTTGGGATCGAGGGTTGCTCGGTGCATGTTGAGCCACGCAAGAAGACGCTCGGACTTGTAGGTAGCCGTTTGGTGCTCTTCTCGACAGATCTCACAGGCGTGGATGCCATCGAAAGGAAGCAGCACGTTTGCTGAGTCCTGAGAGCTGATAGTGATCGGCTGAGATCGACCACACCGGCAGGACCAAACGACAACGTCACCGTAGTCCAGGACATCCCAGTGCCCACGGATGGTCTGAGAAGTTGGCTGACCAGGCGGACGAACTGGTGCCGAAGGCTGAAGAAGCCCCAAAAGCGCCGCCAGACGGGCGTCGCGAGTGTTCATAAGCATGTTGTTGTTCTTGTCTTAAGAGACTAACACACAGAGCGCACAGAAGGAGAGTATCGACAGATTTTCAAAAGGATAAGACTTTTTCACTTGAAGGTTTTTCCATACGTGCTGGCTGGTGTCGGGTGTCGATAAAGACGCTATCGCAAGGACACGGAGGCCAAAAACTCTTACTTTTCTAATTTAATTACTTAATACGTATACTTAGACGTCTATATAGATACGAATTAAGAGACACACTGCTTAGATTTGAGCGTTCTAACGGACTTTATTAGGTAACAACAGTCGCAAGCTCCCGTGGAAGGCAGTGTGAGTCATAGTGTTATACAATTTGATTAATAGATTAAGTATCATGCGACTCACCTGCAATTCCGAATCTCCTCCGACCTGGCAAACGATCCGAGAAAGAGCTAATCAATTAGGGATCCCTGCCTGGAAACTTGCTGAAGAACTTGCTTTTCACGAGGACAAAGAAACTTTGAGATTTTCAGACACATCGAATAACGGGTAAGATTAAATTCGAGGAATACTCAGATAGACTGATATAAGGAGGTGGACTATTTAAATGCCTGAACGCAATAGCCCTGCTTGTCCACTTCATGGCGATCTCCCTAGGGCAAGACACCCTCACAACTTCTTCGGAATTGTGGCGGTTATCGATCAACTCATCGACACTATTAGCGGCGTGGGAACTACAAGTTATACAAGATGCCCCTACGGCTACCCCGCCAACTTCGAAGGCGTAGTAAGGGCTCTTGAAGATTTAAATTCTACGACAAGTGGTATTAGTGCTGGTGGAGGTGCTCCTGTAGTTACCTCTGGTATTACTGCTGGTTCTGGTTTATATGCTTCGATTAGTGGAGATTTAGTTTTACTCAACTTAGATTCACGGGCTGAGGGCTCGGTTTCGCTTGCTTACGATTCGAATACCGCTGTATACAGTGGATCTGCAAGTTCTTCACCAGGTGGTGGAGCGAGCGTCACTGTATCTGGAGCACCTGGTACAGGTTATTCAGCAGGTGACCTTTGGTTCGATACAAACGAAGGTCGTCTGTTTGTTTATGCATCAGGCAACGACGTTGGATCTCCTGACTGGTATCAAACGAACGCCGAAGGCATTGCTCTTATGAGTGACCTTCCTCCGTCGGGCGGTGGTGAAAATGCACCTGCTCGTCACGGAAGTATTTGGTTTAACCAACTCGCAGGTTCGCTTTTCGTTTACGACGCGCAGACCAGTGGTTGGTATGAGACCGGTCCTCAGCGGAGTGTTGCTTATGGTTCTGCTCCCCCGAGTCCTCCTGTCGCGGGTGCTGGTTGGTACGACACGATTGATTCAGCACTTAAAGTTTGGAATGGCACTTCCTGGATTAGCACTTAATATCAGGACGCTTTTACCAAACCCATGGCAGCCAAAAACGGTAACTACATCGCCTCTCGCCCTAAGACGACTTGTCAAGGTCAGGGTACAAACTCCCGTCCAAAGCGTCGCGGTAAGAAAAAATTGAGAGGTCAGGGGCGCTAAAGTGATGTTAAACAGTAAATAAAAATGGCAATCGTCAGCCTTGTCGCAGGTGAGACTATTACTGCTGGTCAAGCAGTTTATATCAACTCATCTGGTCTTGCTCTAAGGACCCAGGCTGACGGTGGCAACATTGATTTAGCAGCTTGTGCGGGTGTCGCCCAGGACACAGTTCTTGAAGGTCAAAGTTTTCGGTGTAACGTCGACTCGGTATCAACAATACCGAGTGCCGCTTTCACACCAGGAACTGCGCTTTTCCTACACCCATCTAATGATGGAGGATTAGCTGAGTACGATGTATTTGCTTCTGGTGTAGCAGCAACTGCGGCTGTAGGTCTTTATTTGACCCGTGTGGGCACAGCGCTGACCACTGATCGACTGGCCGTTGAATTAAAAAGACCCATATTTATTAATAACACTACATCGATCCTTCTTATGGAGACTGCATCTGGATTGGTTGTAGATGCTATCCTGGATGAAGATGGCTTTAGAATTGACACAGAAGGTGCGCTCTAATTATGCCTAGCCAGAAGATATCCCAGTTTCCAGCTCAAACGACCGTAGCGTCGGGCGATATCCTGGCGCTTGTAACTGTTTCGGGCAGCACTTTTGATAATAAACGAATAGGAATTGACGTTTTAGACGGTAGATATCACGCCACTGCTTCTGGCGGCGCGGCATTAGAAATCGCTGTCGAAGCTCTTGCTTCTGGCAACGCTGCTTTAACTGATTCTGTAGAAGCACTTGCCTCAGGTAACGCAGGCATTTCTATTGCAATCGCTTCAGGTAACGTTGCTCAAGCTTCTGGTAACGCAGGTATTAGCCTTGCGATTGCTTCTGGTAATGTTGCTCAAGCTTCTGGTAATGCAGCTCTTGTTGATGCATCAGCTGCTCTTGCTTCAGGTAACGCAGCACTTACCGACGTCTCAGGTAAGTACGACAAGACGGGTGGACCTATTACAGGCACTGTAACCGTTCAGGATCAGTCCATCGGCACCGTGGGCAACCAAGGCGTTCGTAATGGCACAATTACACTTGATTTTGCTTCAGCAAATAATTTTGAATTTGTCCTTGATGGGACTTCTACGCTTGGTGCACCAACAAACGCCAGCGGCGGTCAGTGCGGTGCTATTACAGTCCGCCAAGACAGCACTGGATCGCGTACTCTTGCTTACAATGCGGTGTTCAATTTTGCCGGTGGCACTGCACCGACACTTACGACTACAGCTAGCGGGGTTGATGTAATTTCATTTTATGTTTCGTCCCCGACTGAGATTCAATCCGTTGCTGTTTTAGATCTCCAATGATTCCTGGACAGGCTCAACAGTTTTTTGAAGCAGCCGCTGCTCAAGCTGGTGGCGGTGACCATCAGATTGAACGCAGCTTGCGTTTTAATGAAGATGATACAGCCAATTTATCGAGGACTTTTAGCACTTTTACAGACCTAAATGTAGGCACTATATCTTTTTGGTTAAAAAGATCAGGTTTAGGTGCTGGTGTTATTGCAGCAGGTTGGGATGGAGGTGTTTCTTACAGTGGTTCGATTCAATTCAATTCGTCTGATAATGCTCTACAAGTAAGTATCGGCGGTGCTGCTGCCTATACCTTTAAAACAAATGCAATTTTAAGGGATACTAACGCTTGGTATCACGTAGTCGCAGCCTGGGATCGGGGTGCTGCTGCTGCCGACAAAGTAAAAGTTTGGATTAATGGTGTTGCTCAGACATCAAGTACCACAGCGTATCAGTCTTGGACTTCTGGTGATTGCCAGATATGGGCTAGTAATAGCGGAAACAGAATAGGCCGTGGCGACGCAGATAGGTATGGCAATTTTTTAAATGGATATTTAGCTGAATATCATTATGTAGATGGACAAGCACTTGATGAATCTAGTTTTGGACAATTTGACACAAACAATAACTGGAATCCAAAGGCATACTCTGGATCGTACGGATCAAATGGTTTCTATTTAAAATTTGCTGACAACAGTAGTGATTCTGCGCTTGGGACCGATAGTAGCGGTAATGGTAATAATTGGACTGTTAACAACATTAATGCTGCCGACGGGGCTGCTGTAACAGTTGGTGCAGCTAATGGCGGACTGCCGATCCGGAACACTTCAGGTGACCAAGGAGGCACACCTGTCTCAGGGTTTAGATCAGACTCGTCATCAAGCCAACTTTTTCTTGCGCTTCCGTTAAATACAAACACTAGCGACGTAAGCAACTCAATTAACAGCGGTAGTACAACAAAAACAACTACTAACCAGAGCACAGCTACGTCTTCGACGCAGGCAAGATTCTACGGCGCGTCAAGCTATTGGAACGCTAACACTGACGGAATCCTTGTAGCAGAGTCAGGTTCTGAACTTGTTGTCGGCACGGGTGATTTTACTATTGAGCTTTGGTTCTATGACGACAGTAATCATGGTGGAGGAGGATCTGGAAGATGCTATTTGTTTGACAATCGGATTGGCGGTTCAATTGTTGGGGATCCTCCGACTATTACTGGATATGTCGACGGCAGTAGTGACATTAAATATGGATCTAGTGGTGGCGGCACGATTACAAGTTCACAAGGTACAGACGGAGTAAATAATAAATGGTTTCATTTTGCAGCAGTTAGAAACAGCGGTACAACAACCCTTTATATCAACGGAACTTCTGTTGGCTCGCACTCAGATACTACCAATTACACAAATAACGGTTTTGGCATCGGCAGGGCTACTGACGGTGGTTACGGATGGGCTGGATATATTCAGGACTTCCGTGTATATAAAACTGCAAAATATACTTCAGACTTTAACATTCCTGCTGAAGCCAATCCGACGATAGGTGCTGATTGCGACAGCCTGATCGATTCACCGACAAGTTACACGGCAGAATCTGGCAACAACGGTGGTAATTATGCGTTGTTAAATCCTCTTTCTATTATCCAAAGCGTTAGTGGAGATACATCTACGCCAACTTTCTCTAACGGAAACCTCACTTACGATGGAGTTAGTAGCAAGTGGGGTCCTGGCTTTGGGTCTATTGCAATTCCTTCTTCTGGCAAATGGTATTTTGAGGCGACTCTTGCCAGCACCACTGTTAACGCAGTTGTGGGGATAGCTAAATACCTTTATGCAACTGGAAATAGATTTTGGGATCAAGGTACTGGCACTCAAACTTTGTTTAAATCTGCGGGCGGAGGTATTACACACAACAGCACATCTCTAGCCTCTGGCACTTCCCTTTCAGCTTCAGATGTCGTCGGTGTTGCCATCAACTGTGATGATGGTGAAGCGAAGTTCTACCTAAATGGCGCGCTAGAGGCAACGGTAGACATTCCAGCTAATGTAGTGGCAGCCATTGACGATGGAGAGGCTTTTCCGTTTGTTGACTCATATAACGGCGTTGATTGGTATTTAAACTTCGGCTCTCGCCCATTTGCGTTCACGCCACCAACAGATCATGTAAGTCTCTGCACGCAGAATCTGAGTGATCCATCGATTCCTAAATCTTCGACGGCGTTTGACACCAAATTATGGACTGGCAATGGTACTGCTAGGTCCATCACAGGGTACGACTTTAGTCCTGATTTTGCATGGATAAAAGACAGGACTGGAACTGATTACCATTCTTTCATTGATATTGTCAGAGGCGGAACTAAGGTCGTTTTTTCTAATGTTACTAATGCCGAGGAAACACAATCACAAGCAATTACCTCTTTCAATTCAGATGGATTTGATCTTGGAACTTGGCAAGCTGTAAACAAAAATAGTGGCTCTTTTGTCGGCTGGACCTGGGACGCTGGAACTTCAAACACCTCACTTAGTGTTGGCGATCTAAATAGCTCTGCTTACAACACAAGTCAGACGTGGAGCAGTAACGTTAGTGGTGGTTCTGGTGCATATGGAGCTGCTGCTAATGCTTTCAATGGCTCGTTAAGCAACTTTGCGTCACCGGAATACAGTTCCCCGATGACGTACACCAACCCGTCAGCGTCCGATACTGTAATTAGCACGTTCGAGTTATACCTGGATATTTATACAATGTCTGGTATTACTCTAGAGCTGAATGACACAGACATTACGTCTCAAGTGTCTACTACTAAAAAGTGGTACAGCATTTCAGGATTTAGTGGTGATAATTTCAGTAAGCTTTATTGGCGACCTACTTCCGGCAACTTTGAAGTGCGGATATACGCAATTAGAATTAACGGGCAAATATTACTTGATAACGGTGTAACTCCTCCAAACGTCCCGACAGTTGCTTCAACCTATCGCGCCAATCCAACCGCTGGCACCAGTATTGTCACTTGGACCGGTGCGGCAAATGCTACCGTTGGACATGGTTTAAACGCAGCCCCGGAGCTTGTCTGGACCAAGTCCAGAACAAGTGCTGTATCTTGGCGAATTTGGAGCGCTGCATTCCCTAACGCTGCAGCTAATTATTTGGGATTTGATAATTCAGGTATGGGAACATTCGCTGGCACTTATTGGGGGGATATGAATTCACAAACAATAGGATTGGGTGACGGCACTTACGACAACAATACTGGCGACATGGTTGCCTTCTGCTTCGCGCCTGTCGAATCGTATAGTGCCTTTGGCAGTTTTGAAGGCAGCGGAAATGCTGATGGTCCGTTTATTTATACAGGTTTTAGACCACGTTTTATACTTATGAAAAACATCGATAACGCCGGCAGTGGATACGACTGGTTTACTTTTGACACAGCGAGAGATACTTACAATGTTTCTGAAAAAATTCTTCTAGCGAATACAAACGGAGCAGAGTCTAATTCTGATACAGTCGATATTTTGTCTAATGGATTCAAGATTAGAACAACTGCGAACGGAGTCAATTTGAACGCACATACGATAATCTACGCCGCCTTTGCTGAGCATCCCTTTAAAACCGCCCGTGCTCGATAAGATCTGATTTAACGGTTATACTTAACTTATAAAGTATCGAAGTCGCCGTGTTAGTTCTCGACGGAAAAACACTGCAGTATGACCGTCCTTTTTCACACGACGGTATTAACTACCCTGCAAACTGGCTTCGTTTAACGACTCTGGCTGAAAAAGAAGCCATTGGTATTGTTGAACAGCCTGATCCAGTAACTTCGAGTTACGATCAAAGATTTTGGTGGGGCGTAGATAATCCTAAAAATCTTGATGATCTAAAAATTGTTTGGAAAAATAAAACATCCGATACTGCTAGTTCTTTCCTAGCGCCGACTGACTGGTACGCGATTCGCAAAGCCGACACTGGCGTAGCTATTCCCACTGATTGGTCTGATTGGCGTCAAAGCATCCGTGTGGCAGCTTCAACCAAGCAAACTGCTATTGATGCAGTTACGACTGTCGCTGAGTTAGAGACATACATCACGACAAACGATGGTGCAGACAGCGATTATCCAGTTTGGCCGCTCGATCCCGACCAAGTAGCTGCTTTACCGACGCCTGAGCCGACGCCTGAGTCTGAGTCCGTCGTTACTGGTGGAACAGTTTCGACCGAGAGTGAAGATGTAGTCGATTTAGGAGGCTAATTCGTGACTAATCGGTCGATCTTCAACCGCCGGTATACCTCGTATAGCCCTGCTGGCGTTGAGGTTTACCTGCTGAACGGCGCTGGTATTTCGTCGCAGCTGAATCCAACTTTCGACTTTGAGCTCGGTGAAGACCTTGATTCTGGTTCTGTTGTTTACGTAAGCGGTGCAGTTATTCTTGCTGCATCTGCTGCTTCTGGAACTATCTCCGATGCTGCTTATGCGGTTGGTATTACGACTGTTTCTGGAAACGCAGGGGCAACTGTCCCTGTAGTCACCGATGAAATCGCAACTGTAGACAGTCAAAATATTACACACCAGAGCACTTTGACCCCTGGTCGTTATTACTATCTGTCGACGGTTCCTGGTCAGGTCACCTTGATTGAACCTTCAGGTATCACTGCTTCTGGTGGATTCCAAGCCTCAACCCTTGTAGGCATGGCACTCACCCAGTCCGATATTCACTTAGAAATCGATGGTCCTGTTTTCTTAACTCCCTGAGTTAGACTGTAATTAAAATATTTCGTCATGGCAGATCGTCAGCCTATTGTTTTAGTCAGCGGCGCTTTCGCTGAACTGCCTCCGGGCGACGGAATTATTGGTGCAAGTGTAACTCTTATAAGTAATCCAAGTGGTTTATATACACTTGGTGGAGAACTTGGATATGACGGCACAGCTATTACAGCGCTTGCCTCTGGTAACGCTGCTCTTTCGGATGTAGCTGGAGCAGTTGCCTCGGGTAACGCTGCACTCGTTGATTCCGCTGAAGCTCTTGCCTCTGGTAATGCAGCTCTAACCCTTGCTGTTGCTGAAGGTGGGGCACTTGCCTCTGGCAATGCTGCTTTAGCTGACGCAGCTACCGCACTTGCCTCAGGTAACGCAGGTATTGCTGACGCAGCGACTGCGCTTGCTTCAGGTAACGCTGCTCTCACTGATGTGGGCGGCAAATACGACAAAACGGGTGGTCCGATCTCAGGCACCGTACGCGTAGAAAAGCAGTCATATGCTGATGTCCGTGACGAAGGGCTCGAAAGCGGCACTATTACTTTGGACTTTGGGTCATCCAATAACTTCAAAATGACTTTGACCGGAACCTCCACCCTCGGCGCACCAACAAACGCCAGTGGTGGTCAGTCCGGCAGTATTTTTATTCTTCAAGACGGTACGGGATCACGTACGCTCGCTTATAACGCTGTTTTTGCGTTTGCTGGAGGCACCGCACCGACCTTGACTACTGCAGCTAGCGGGCAAGATGCGCTTCTGTATTACGTTCAAGATGCGAGTACCATTATTACAACGTCCGTTCTGAACGTTTGATATGGCTGCTTTAGACGGTCTAACTCCAGCGATTATCGGCGCTGCAAATTCTGCCAGTGCAGATTTTGCAATCGAACGCAGCTTGCGTTTTAATGATGGAGACACTCCAGAATTAACAAGAACTCCTAGTAGCACTGGCAATACAAATACATTCACGCTTTCTTTTTGGGCCAAAAGGTGCCTGCTAGGCTCAACGCAAATGATCGTACAGACTGGAGATGATTACTCCAATTTGTTTAGGGCTTATTGGGATGGCAATGATAATTTTCGTTTTCACCAATATAACGGCTCCTATGTAATGGATTACACTACAAGTGCAGAATATAGAGATGTAGGCGCTTGGTATCACTACGTTATTGCAATAGATACGACACAAGCAGTAGCAGCTGATAGGGTCAAAGTTTATGTAAATGGTGCTGAGATAACTGATTTTTCAGCAACAACCGACCCATCTTTAAATTTAACGACTGGTTGGAACGCTGCGATCACGCAACGTATCGGCAGAGAGTATACAACAACGTATGGAAATTATTACAACTACGGTGGTTATCTAGCAGAATTCTACAATATCGACGGTCAGCAACTTGCTGCGTCTGACTTTGGTGAATATGACAGCGATAATGTGTGGCAGCCAAAACAGTATCAGGGAGGCTTTGACGATTGGTTTGATACAAGTCAGACCTGGAGCGGTCTTTGGAGCGGTTCAGTAGGTTACGGTTCGTTTGCGAATCTGCATGACACTAATCTTACTAACTATATGCAGTCGCTTGATGCGACTCTGACGCTTTCATCGCCTATTGCAGTCACCTCTCTGCGAATACTTCTCCAAAGATACGGAGCTTCCGGAACATCACTGTCTATTAATGGCACTGATGAGTCCAGTCAGCTTCCTAGCGCTCCATCAGGAATCGTTTGGGTTGATATTACTGGAGTTACATCTCTAACATCGATTAATGTTACTAGCGGTGATTACTCTTCTAACACTCTTGGCTTATACGCCATTGAAGTGAATGGAAAGCTGTTACTTGACACAGGAACAAGTGCTTCTAATAACGGCTTCCATCTCGATTTCTCCGATAACAGCAGCACCTCTGCGCTTGGAACAGATAGCAGTGGCAATAGTAATAATTACACTGTTACTAATCTTTCCGTTACACCAGGCGTAGATAACGACAGTCTCCTTGATTCACCAACAGATGGTGATACTACAGGCGACACTGGGGTGGGCGGACAAATATCGGGAAATTACTGTGTAATTAATCCTCTAGGAAGAAGTGCAAATAATCCTACAGTTTCAGATGGAAATCTGAAAATGGTTCTTGGTGCTGCTCAAGGCACTCGACACGGAACCATGGGAGTGACGAGTGGAAAATGGTATTTTGAAGTTGTGTATACAGCAGCTACTGCTTTTGATGGAATGGTTGGCGTTGCCAACAAGAATCACGAAAACAATTTGGGCAACTATATAGGCGGAGATTCAGACAGCTGGGGATATTATTACGACGGTCAAAAATACCATCCTGGTCAGAGTGGTGCCTACGGAGCTAGTTGGACCACTAACGATGTGATGGGTATCGCCCTTGATATGGACAACGGTGCTCTTTATTTTTCAAAGAACGGGACGTATCAAAACGGAGGTGACCCAACTAGCGGTGCGAGTAAAACAGGTGCAGCATTCACAAACCTTTCAGGCACTATTTTCCCAGGACTAAATGCATATGGCGGCACACAATTTGTAAATTTTGGGCAGAGACCGTTCAACACAAGCGCTCCAAGTGGTTATAAAACTTGGAATACTGCAAATCTTCCAACCCCAGCTATCGCCGACGGCGCGACGGCACTTAACGCAACCTTGTGGACCGGAACCGGCAGCAGTAAATCAATCACCGGTTATGGTTTTGCCCCAGATTTTGTATGGATCAAATGTCGTAATAACACTGCATCTAACGCACTGCTCGATATCGTTAGGGGAAGTTCACAGGTTTTGCGTACTGACGGTACTGCCGCACAAACCAACAACACAACCGTGTGGACATCTTTTGATTCAGACGGTTTTACACTGGGTGCAGACACCAGCAATGGTTGGACTAATTACAACACTTGGACGTATGTTGGCTGGGCATGGAAAGCTGGCAGTTCGACCGTAACTGTTGCAAAAGACGCAAACGGGACCAATCTTCCTGGTGCAGAATGTCAAGTTAGAGCAAATACCACTAACGGCACTTCGATCGTAGTAGTTGCTAACCCTCAGGCTAATGAAGCCCGTGTTCACGGACTTAATGCCGCTCCTGATTTCTTTATTTGTAAAAGCACAGCTTCAGCAGACAGTTGGCATTGTTATTGGAGTATTCTGGGATACACAAAATACATCAATTTGAATGGAACTGGCCCTGCTGTTACAAGCGACCAATTTGGTTCACAAGATCCTGACTCGACATATTTTTATGTGAAACCGGTTACTGGGTCTGGTGCAAATAAAAGCGGAGGTATGGTTTATTACCTATTTACCACCGTGGAAGGCTATAGTTCCTTCGGCAAATATACTGGCAACGGAAATTCAGATGGTCCGTTTATTTCTACAGGTTTTAGACCAAAATGGGTATTAATTAAATCTTCTAGTGATACTGGGAATTGGGGTCTTTGGGATACAGAAAGAGACACCTTTAACGTTTCTACCAAACGACTTCAACCACAAAGTGGTGCTGCTGAAAGCGGCAATGATCCAAATGTTTACATTGATATTTTGTCTAATGGTTTCAAAATAAGAAACTCAGACACTGATTCAAACGGTAGTTCGAGAGAGTATATTTATGCCGCATTTGCGGAGCATCCGTTTAAGACTACCCGTGCGCGGTAAAGTTTGTAATTACTAATTAGACTATTAATAAGCCGCACCATTGTTTATGGTCGACTTTGAAAACGATTTAGTCTTCAACCTTCAATGTTTACAAAAAAGGTCTGCTAGAAAACGTTTTCGAAGAAGTATCTTAGATGAGTGGCCGGAGTGTGCTTACTGCGGTCGAAAACATCCGACGACGCTCGATCATGTAACTCCTCGTGCGAGAGGAGGTAAACAAGACCGAAGAAATCTTATCGGAGCTTGTGGGGCCTGTAATCTCGAAAAAAGCGACCTTGACTGGTTTGTTTGGTATCGAGGTCAAGTATTTTGGACACCAGAAAGGGAGGACAGGATTCTGAGCTGGATTAACCAGCGTACAGAACCTGATCCTCCCTCTCCTGTTTTTGTGAACTGGATGGAAAAAGGAACACTTTTGCTTCCAGAGGCTGCTTAGACCTCAACAGGTACGCAGTTCGGAGGGCCGTGTGCCTTCATTTTTTCGATTAATTTCCATCTGTGACGTCGGTTCTCTGGTTTTGCAAACCAGGGATCCATCTTTACTGTTTCGATGGCCTCTAGCGTCTGTTCACAAGTCATTTGCCAGTCGTAAGGACTGCTCGCGATGACCGTGGCTAGAAGGATTTCGATCATTTTTTCGCGACCTTGGTCACGATACCAGCGATCATTTCAATTACTTTGTAAAACTTGCCGTAAAGCTCATCGTCTTTTGGTGTCGGTGTGACGTTAACGATGGCAAGTGCTAAAAGGTGTGCCGCGCCTGCAATACCGACGATGCTCGACCAATTTTCTAAAATAAAAGCCATGACTAAAAGTTAGATACAATATAAATATAGTCCTATAAGTGCATACAAATGCCCGCCATTCTGGAAGACGCAGTTAAATCGATTATGAAAGAGAACCCCGATATGAAGAAAGGGGCAGCTTACGCTATTGCTACGAAACAACTTCAGAAGTCTGGTGATCTCAAAAAAGGCTCTAACACAGCTACTGAAAAGGGTGATCGTCGTGGCGAGATGAGTAAATCGACGCGAGCAAAAACCCGAGCAAGGAAATATAAAGAAGAACGAAAACGCGGTAAAAAAGACGAACGTAATACGAGTGATCGTGACTGATATTTATGGAGTTATTACTCCCTGATTTAAAGCTTCCGGACATACAAACTTTTCCGGAACCTGTTATTGACTTCTTGACGCCGCTTGCTCCGACGTATCCGAAGGTGTTGGTGCCTTCGTATCGTCCGGGCAAAGCTACGGTGTCTTTACCGAAAGTGACTCCAAAGGGACCTGTACCGGAACCCGAGCCAGAGAAATCAGTAGGTGAAAAAATCGTTGAGGATGTTGTTGAAGCTGTTAAGCCAGCTCTAGATTCTCACACTAAAGCCATTGGCACGCTTAGAACCGACCTGGATAATTTTATTGTTGAGGTCGAAGAAAAAGAAATAGAAGCTTCTGAGGTTGTAAATACAGTAACTTTGCCAGGCAACCTCGAGATACCCATACCAAAACCAGAAATTCTTGTAACAGCAGGGACGACTGCCACTGTCTCTGTGGGTGCAACCCTTATAGCAACCTCAGTGTTTAAAAAATGTGTTTCTGCTTTTAAACCTGTTATTAAACAGGTTATCAATCGGGTTCAGAGGAAGCTTGGGAAGAAACCTCCAACTTGGAGTAGGCAGCGATTGGAACAACGTCGTCGCAGATCGCTGAAAACGGGCTCTCCGGCCTGACCATATATCCTTTTTCGTACAAGTTCACACACTCACGTATACGAGTAAGAAGAATATCGACTCTTTTTTGCTGAATTTTTTTGCGAGCGTATTCTTTGCAAAGCTCAGTAATTCTTCCGTCTAAAGGGACGCTAATAGATATTTGAGCGCCAAAATTTTGACTTCTGGTGTACTGCGGATGAAAGTCACCGCCAAGATAAAAAGGTGTAAACACCACAGTGCCGCTATTGCAGTAGTGCCCACTTGAGAATCCTTGTGTGCTGTATGATCCTTGATTTATCTGTACCGCGCTATTTGTTACTGAACCTGTTGAAGTCGACTGAGGGTTTGCAACGACAGTTGTCCCGTCGTTTTGAGCGTGGGCGACGCCGCCCCAAAAAAGTATTACTGAGAGAACACACTTAAGGAAGTGGTCGTTGAAGTGGTTTCGATCGTTCGCTCGATGTCCTGGGTTTCGATTACTCCAGCTGCTCGCGAAGTGATTTCCAGCTGCCAATTTTCTGCTCCAGAAGTCATCGAATAGGTTGTGCTTGAACCTCCGATTTCGGCGCTCGGAGTAACGTTATGGCCTGTGTAGCTGTTGTAAGCCCCACCGTATTTTTCAATCGCAATCGTTTCAGTAATCGTCTGCTCAGTGGTAGTAGTGCTGTTCATCGAGCCCTGTGTAAACGAAGGGGCGACTTGTGCAAAAGCAGGTGTTGAAATAAATAAACCAAAAACAGCTAACCATTTGAATGTTTTCATGGTTTTGTCTTGGGTGGATTGTTTACTTCTACTTTAGTGTCTTTTTGTTTCCTATTTACATCTGAAGCTCGGCTAATGCCATAACCAGCCAAAGATCCAGAAAAAATACTGGCGATAAAAGTTGGGTCCATTTTTTGAAAATAACCCATGTAAGAAAGTGTCAATAAAGCGGCACTCCAGCTGAGTACTGACACTTTTACAATCTCAGCTAACCACTCGTAAGAACGCTTGTTTTCTTCTTCGTTCATGGCTGAGAACTATTCTTCAGTCATATAAACTATAAGAGTTATTGAGAGTTTGTAAGTGGCAGAAACCGCTAAGAAAAAGCATCCTGAAAAATGGGAGCGAGCAAAGCGGAAAGCCCGCAAGAAAATGGGCGGTCACTCTGCACGCGCCATGCAATTAGCTACAAAATATTATAAAGAGATGGGCGGTAAGTACGAAGGTAAAAAATCAAGTAAAAATAAACTCTCTAAATGGAGCAAGGAAGACTGGCAGACTAGAGAAGAGTATGAGAAAAAGAAAAAAGATTAATTCAAATCCATGCGTGTAAAGCGTCCTTGGGGTTGGTACGAAGAGCTCGCATCAGGCTCTGGCTACAAAGTTAAGGTCTTGCTTGTACGTGCAGGCTGCCAACTTTCGCTCCAACGTCATAGGCATCGCAGTGAAAGTTGGACTGTGGTCGCAGGAGATGGAAGGTTGTTTTGTGACGACAAATGGTACAAGGCAATTCCAGGATTAATGCTCAGCATCCCTTGTGGCTCTGTGCATCGTGCAACTGGAGGAAAAAAAGATCTGATTATTTCGGAAGTGCAGCACGGTGACTATCTAGAAGAGGACGACATCGAGCGTCTTGAAGATGACTACGGGCGTTCTTCAGACAAACAGCGACGAAAACTTGTGAAAATCGCTCGCAAAGCTCAAGAGTGTGTGAGCCGTGAAGAGGCTCAGAAACTTCTCCGTAAAGCACGTAAAATATTTAAAAAGCTCAATAAACGTGGCTGATAGAGCTCGAGAAAAAGGTCGAACGGAACGCTACTTACCGAAGGCAGCGTGGGCTTCGATGTCAAAGGACGAACGCAAAGCAACGGATGAAAAAAAGAAGCGGGCTACACGAGGAAAACCTGTAAACACTCACGTAGCCAACACTGAAAAAGCCAAACGGGCTGGCAAAAAAGCTCGGTCGTACAAAGCATCTAAAAACAATGGCTAAACAAGGACCTTGCTGGGACGGTTACGTTATGGAGGGAATGAAAAAAAGTAAGAAATCGGGAAAAATGGTGCCAAACTGTGTAAGAGCTAAGAAAAAAGCTCGGTCCTACAAGAAGTCGAAAAAATGACCGATCAAGCTTGCCCAATGTCTTCTTCTCACGATGAGGAAGAAAAAAAAGTCCTTCATTTTGAGCGTCCAAAGACTCAAAAAGAAGCTTACTGGGAGGAGCGCTGTGAAAAAGATCCTCAATCTCCTGGTTGTTTAATTTACGACGACTAATCGTCGAAATTTTCAGACTTATCTTCAGATGCTCTGTAGGAGTAGGCTGTCTCTCCTCCTTCAGGTTCGTCGTCAAAATTTTCAGACTTATCTTCGAATAATTCATAGGAGTAGCCCATTTGTCCTCCTAGCGGTTCGTTGCGATTATCTTCAGAAAAATAAATTTGCTGAAAACCAGGGTAAAAGTCTTCCGCTTCCTGAGTATCCCAGCACTCATGGAGTTCTTTTATTTCTTCGTCAACCTCTTTCATCACTAACTGAGTTCTAAATTCTGCCCAATCATCCCTGCAGTTAATCCGAGCCCGCTTCACCCATACGTTGCTTCTGAGTGTGGGCCAGAAACGAAATAAAAACTCAGTCAGTTCATAGACTGCGGCGTTGAGCTTGTTGTACCGCATGATTGCATAGCTGATGAATCAAATCTAAGTCATACCCTTTAAGACTAAAATAAAGGTAATCATTGATCATTTATCCCAATGGCTGAGGTCACTTTTAATCGTGAGCTCGGAGCTGCTCCTGCTGGCATCACCCGCTTCGGCCAGTATCGCTCCGAAAATGGCGGCAACGTAACTGTCAACAGCACCACTGAAGACACTTCTGAGGGTTCTCGCAAGCGTGCTGATAAATATGGAGTGACTTCAAGTGCAACTGGCACAGGAACTGTAACTCTTACAGCAGGTTCTGAAGCTGTCCGCCGTGTTTACGTTATGAGCGGTGTCGACGGTTCCATCCTGGGTGAAGTCGACGCGCCTAAAACGTCTGGACGCATCGATGTATCTTTCACTTTCAGCGTGGGAGCATCCATCGAAAATTATCTGTATGTGGAGAAAACCGATCGCTCCCCTTCTGTTTATCGAGTGACGTACACTGCCGCCTGATCTTTAATAGGTAAAACTGAGTGAGTCATGTCCAATCCTCAAGACTGGGAGTGCTCGCTCGCTAAAAAAATAAAAGAGTCGATGGAAGAGGGCAAACGCACCTCTTCCTCGTACTATGTATCTATCGAAGAAACCGTGAGTCGGTGTGAGAGAAAAGAGGCAGATACGGATGGGAAAGACTAAACACCCCCTTCTAGGTCACTCGATTCTCGCCAAAGCAGATACCTGGTTAACAAGGTTCCCTGCTGATCCTGAGTATTTACAGGCAGAGGAAAAACTTTTTGTGCCTAAAGGCAGCGCGTGGGAGTGGTTAAAAATAGTTGTTACTGCAGGTGCTTTGTTCAGAGAAGTAGTGCTGAAGTCCAACCCTGACACTTCGTGGTATTTCTACGACCCAGATTGGAAGGTGATAAATGATCTTGATGAAAAAATTGAGTACACACCAAATCATCACATACAGTTAGAAACTCCTTTTTTCCGTCATCATCCTGGATTTGATGGTGTTGATAACACTTGTTTTAGCAGTGCTTGCGCGATGCTTTTAAAGACTCTTAGAGAAAGGTCTTTTGATGACTATGAGGATTATCTAGAAAGCGTCAGTGATTTAGGTGATGGCACTGAAGCTTGGGTTCAGATAAAAGCACTCAGTCATTACGATTTGAATGCTGAGTTTAGGCAGGACGGAGATTGGTCAGCGGTTGAAGAGCTTATAAACGAAGGTATTCCTGTGCCTTTGGGGATTCTTCATTTTGGTCCTGTAGAGAATCCCAGTGGTTCGGGCCATTGGATTGTCGCTGTAGGAGTAACGAAAGACCGAGAAAATTTAATAGTTCACGACCCCTTTGGTGACCTTGATGTTTATAGCGGTGTTTATACGTCTGAGTGCGGCTCATTTAGAAAATATTCGAAAAAGCATTTAAGTGATCGATGGATGGTTGAAAAAGGCTACAGTTCTGGTTGGTATATTAAAGCTCACAAATGAGTAACTACAGCAAGATTCTTGAAGAATGGAACGCCGAGCAGGAAAACCGTAAAGCTCTTTTCACGGAATTTTTATATCAACGATCGGGCCGAACCAACGGTTTATTTACTGACTTGTGGGAAGAATGGTGCCGTGAATCGGGTGAACAAGCCCGTGAAGAACATTTTACTGCTGTTAAATCTGGAGAAGGTAAAATAAAGACAGCGTAGAGTCTGTTAGGTGGCGCAGCGCGATTATGACAAAGAATATCGTGAGCATGGCGGTACAGAACGTCAGAAAAAACGTCGTGCTGCGCGTAACAAGGCTCGTAGACATATGGAACGGGCTGGGAGAGTATCTAAAGGAGACGGAAAAGAAGTCGACCACAAAGACTTCAACCCGGAGAACAACAGCTCTTCGAATCTTCGGGTAGTTAGTAAAAAAACTAACCGCGAGAAACAACCCAAACGAAGCTAAACTAAAACTATGGAACAACCTAATTTTTTACAGCGACCCGGTGGTCTTGGACCTATGCCCGGTCTCAAGCCGTTAGGTATGCCAATGGCAAAGCCTTCGGCTTATATGAACGATGACATCAGTATCACTGCTCGTCGGCAAGCTTACTCCGACGACGTTAATCGAGTTTTTGCTCAATACAATATTGATCACGGAACTTATAGCCGTACGCCTGTAAATCCTCTTCCTTACGCTGAAGGCAATATCACTAAGTCAGCTCAAGCGACTGGTCCTGCTGGCTACAACCACAAAGAAATGCCTATGCCTGAGAGAGCTGTAGACATCCCGAAAGAGCAATACATTGCTGAGACAGCGCTTGCTCAAAATCCAATGATGCGTGGGAACGTTCAGGCTCTCACTATCCTTCCTCAGCAAAACTTCCTGAATACTCAAGATCCTAATCAGATGATGTATACGCAGGACTACCGGGGCGCTGATGACATTTCCTTACAGGAACAAATTATGGGAGGCAAGAAATGATGATGCGGAGCGAGCAAATGGGACCTACTCGCATGGCTGGCATGGCACTTGGTATGCGTCCTGCAGACATGGTGCGTGCTGTGAGTAATCCTTCAGAGCTGACTGCACGCTTGCGTTACCAACAGACATTCCCAAAAAGTTGAGGTAGTGTTACCCGAGATCGATCTCGGAAATGCATACCGCAAAGCTTGATTGGATTACTCCTGATGCCGAGAAAGTAATCGCTCGGCATGCTCGCGTGTCAACGTCAAATCCCGATCGAGAAGAATACGCACGACTCCTTTCTTATTGCATTAAGCACGGACATTGGTCGATCCTGGAGCAGGCTAATGTCAGTTTCGAGATTATTACTTCGAGGGCAATTTCAGCTCAGCTCATTCGCCATAAATCCCTGTGCTTCCAGGAACTGTCTCAGCGGTATACGAATCCTTTTGAAACGCTGCCAGACGGCATTCACGATCGACCCCAAGAATTTTCAATTCGAAAGCAAGCTGATAAAAATAGGCAGTCGAGCACTGAAAACATCGACCCAGGACTTCTAGCTTCTTTCAGGGATCGTATTTACAAATTTGATGCTGAAGCATATGCGCTCTATAGCGACATGCTAGAAGCAGGAGTGGCGAGGGAGTGTGCAAGAAACATTCTTCCTATGTACACGCCCACAAGACTCCACGCAAACGGCACAGTGCGATCATGGGCGCATTATGTGGGGCTGAGAGCTAAAGAAGATACTCAGCTGGAGCACCAACTAATCGCTCGTCAGATTGCCATGATTCTTGGCCTTGAGCTACCTACTGTTGTCAAAGCACTTGTGGAGACCGACGATCACTCACTCGACGGTTGGCGATTTTTGTCAGACATATCTTGATCCTCTTCGACCCAGTATCCGATGGTCGTTTCTTGTTCGATAAAACCCATCAAATTGGCGAGAGCTTCGTCCAGAAGTTTTTGATCTTCTTCTGAAAGTTTCTCTACGATCTCGTCGACTTCACTATCGACATGATCTTTTGACTCTTCAGACATCATCAAACTCCTGGAGGTACGCTTGGCGAGCTTCTTCGTTAATTCTTTTGCGAAGATAAGCAATTTTATCGTCGACGAGATGGGCGCTTGAGACATATGTAGCGCATGTAAATCCATCACGTTTAAGTTCTACTCTTATCAGCTCAGGGCCTTGTGTGTCGATAGAGATTTTCTCTTCACTCACGTCGGGTCTTTCCAAGGGTTTTCGGGAACTGGTGCTGTTTGTCGAGGCGCTGTTACCTGAGCTAACTGAGCCGCACGAATAATCTGACGATGCTGCTCGAGTTCTTGAGAAAGGGCTGCGGTCTGTTGTTTGGCCCAGTTTTGAGCGTTGTTAGTAAGTTCGTCTAACACGCTTGAGCTGTGTGGGAAATTAAAAGTTGTTCCTACTCCTTTGTTGTTATTTATTTTAGTTGCGCCAGTAGTTTCAGCTAGTGCAGAAAGAAAGCCGTGCGCTTGATCGATGCTGACATTTGCGATGAAAGAAAGTTCAACGGGATCAACTAAACCACGATTTTTTTCGTATAAAGCACTGAAAGCCCCGCTGACTCGATGAGCAATATCTGAACCTTCACGAGAGCGTAAAGCCTTCTTGTCAGCAATAGACACACCAGCTAAAACCCCTCCCATAAAAGTGAGAGGGGCACCGACAAACTGAGGTGCTGTAATCGCTGTGGCAACAGCAGCAGCGCCACCAAAGAAGATGGTCAGAGGAAAGAACTTAAGTGCCATCGTGCTTTTGAAAAGAAGATTCCCATTTAGAAAAGTCAGGCTCCTGAGCGAACTCCACAGGGTTCGGAAGCCGTGTATCACCATGAGAGGCGCGATCAGATGTTAGATCAAAAGGTTTGAGACGCAAACCTTTGATTGCAGGCATGCCTGATTTTGTTGTTGCTTTGCAATGAGGCAGCTTCAGGATGTTGCATAGAGTCTCTAACGTTCTCTCTACAAAGCGGGGTTTAGCAGCAGGTTTGTACCCGCAAGCTTTGCAGAAGTTGGCGTAACTCGCGTACAGCTCGGTATATGCGTTTTTGACGAACATACCTTTTTCTGACTCATCCGTGCTCGGTCGTGCTGCACCACGACCCACATGTGTGGCTGTATTAGGTGCGTAAAGGCAGCACTCTCCCATCCATGCGACGTACTGATTGTTGAAAACCAAAGCATCGATGTTGGTCTGAGCCAGCGAGGGAGCGTGTTTTACAGGGTTGGCAAGAACGTCCCGCATCTCGGCAAAGGGCATTGATAAAGCCCATGAGACGATGCCTGGGAGTTCCTCAACGAAGTCACCTTCAAGCCTGTCGTCGTAAACATCTAGAAGCTGTCGACGCTGACTTGGAGGAACAACTTTGTCCATAACGATTGTCAGACGCCGTCGTTCGAGACCGCTGGTGGAATCATTAGAGCTGATGTGTTCATTACTGGCAATGCAGACCAGACACTCAGGCTTAAAACTAATAATTTCTTTGCCGTACTTCCGCTCTGCACGGAGTGTGTCAGACGCCGAGGTCAGTTTTTTCAAAACGTCCATGCGTTTGTTGTAGTTCGATTCGTCCGTAAGGAGCAGAAGACGCTTGCCAATCAGGTTGTAAGTTTCAAATTTATTCTGCTCGATCAGCTCCAAGCTCGAGGTGTGGGTGCTATTGAAACCAGCAAGCGCAATCATGAGCTGCTGCATCGTTGACTTACCGGTTCCACCTGGGCCAACTAAGTGGAGGAATCGTTCGCCAGAGGTGTAGCCAGTCAAAAGGGCTCTGGAAAAAGCTTGAATCAGTTTTGCTTGACCCTTACGGAGAGAGTCGTCCATCCAAGCCCGAAACTTTGGACATTTGCGATCTTGATCCCACTCGTAAAGAAGACGGGACCGGAAGTAAAGCTCTTTGTTTTTGCCTGGTTCGAACTCGAAGCTGTCGCTGTCTAGTGCACCATTAGCAAAAGGAATGTGCTTTCTGCCCTTACTGAAAATGCTCGTCCGACCACCGTCAAGAGACTTAAGCATTTTTGCCTGAAGCATCGCGTACACACTGTTGACAGTGGAAGCTGCATATTTGGGCAACACTCCAGCTGACACGAAAGTGTCTAATGCATTAACAATGCGCCTTTTGACGTGCATTTCGTCTTGCACATACCAAATACCTGTGTCCTCGTCATAGGTATAAAAGTTGTCGTGGGTGCTGTCGTATAGATAATTATCGCCTTGATTTGTAGCGATTATTTCGGCTACGTCGTTCTCTGCGAAGGCTCTTTTTTGTTCAGTTGCGTTCTGCAGATTTACTAATTGTGCGGGCGTCTCTGGAACAGCGGTTTCTTTGTTTGTCATTGTTGTTTTTGTTGATGTTGTTGTAGGTTTTTCCGAAGATTTTTCATCGAGAGAGAAATCATCGAAAGTCAAAATAGAATCAAAAGCTTTAGCTCGTGCCTGCTTTACTGATTCCTCGATGTCGCTGGGGACGACATCTTTGAAGGTGTCGATGTCGACGGATTTGAGCCGTTTCCAGGCTGCAATATCGTCATGCTCCGATGCCATAACGATAGCTGGTCTGATCGTCTCAACATCTCGAATGCTCTCGACGATGCGAGTAAATTTGCCGTCTACCTCCGCTGGATAC